AATTGCTTGTTTAATATCAATTTCGCTTTCATCGAAAAAACAAAATCCAATACTATCTGACTTAAAACCCATTTCTCTGTGATTGTTGTTATTTATTAATACCTTTCCTGTCTTGTACATTTCAAATTCACTATTACTCATAAATCTAAACACTCTCATATATTATTTTCTCCTTTTTCTGCTCCCATTCTAACTGCTTGTTGTATGTCCGCTTTAGTTAATACGCCTTTTAAAATTAATTGCTCAGTCATACTCGCTATACCTACAAGTAATTCTATTTTGTCTGTAAATATATATCTTTGTATAGAATTTGGTTCGCCCTTCTTCTTAGTAATAACTATTGAATATTCAGAATTTATATATGCTTTTCTTGTTTCTATATTCATTTTTAACCTCCTATTAATTCTTTTATAACCCCATTTATTAATTCTCCCAGCTTTTCTACTGTGGGTTCTCCATTTATATTTAATTTTTCTGCTATATCTTTGTATGTATTCTCATAGTTTATTATTTCTCCATATGCATTTACTCTCATTTAATAACCCCATTTCTATTTTTATTTGATTAATACTAAGCTTAAATTTTTATATTTATGCTCGAACATCTTCTGCTTTAGCTTAAATTCTTTTGTTTCAAATCCTTTTACATCTTCTACAACTATACAGTTTTTTTCTACATTTAAATACATAAAGTCAGCTGTATATGTAATTGCCTTATATCTTTTTCCATTTTTTGTAAAAGCTTCTTGTAATTCAAATTTAGGTTGTAACTCTAAACTTTTTATTTTGTTTGCTTTTTCTAATAAGCATAATTCTTTATATCTTTTGCTCTCTGCTATGCTGTCAAATACATAGTTATCTACTGTAACTTTTTTGTTATGATATTTATTCATTTCTTTATCCTCCTAAATAGTTGGTATATGTTTTTCTTGTTTACTTAAAATCTGTTTGTTTGTATCTATGTACTTCACGTTGCCCAGAACAATATTTTTTAATGTTTTTGCTTTTTCTTCATTCGTTAATTTTAGAAATTCTTGACTATTTATTGTTAGCATCGTATCACTCCTTTAAGCTCGCTATTTCTTTTATTAAATTTCAAATAAACTTTGCCAGTTTCTCCAGCTCTTTGCTTAGCAACTTTGAGTGTAATATCTTCTAAACTGCCTTCTGTGTCTTCATTTTCTTTGTACAAAAATAACACATTATCTGCATCTTGCTCTATCGAACCAGACTCTCTTAAATCTGCTAGAGTAGGTTCATTTTTACTTGCATTTCTGTTTAACTGACACAAGCCTACAATTGCAATGTTTAACTCTAAACTTAATAATTTAAGAGTTCTAGTTATATCTGCTACTTCTTGTTCCCTATTATTGAATTTGCCTTTGTTTTTTACTAGCTGTATGTAGTCTATAATTAGCAAACTTAAGTCTTTTTTATTTTTTAGTTTTCTTGTTACAGTTTCTATTTGCTGTAGTGTCATAGCATTGGTTATTAAGTGAATTGGTAATTCTGCAATTTCTGAACTTGCTATAGCAATTTTGTTTAAATCATCTTGCTCAAGTGTGGACATACGCATTTTATAAGAGTTTATTCTTGTTTTCCTTGCAAGTATTTTTTGTATGACTTGATAATCTGACATCTCAAGGCTTATTATTCCTACGTTTACCCCTTTACTAGCAACATGTTCTGCTATCTGTAGTCCTAATGTGGTCTTACCCACTCCTGGTCTAGCTCCGAATAATTGTCAGCTCTTGTCTATGTAAACCACATAACATGTCGTCTAAGTCTTGAATTCCAGTGTATAGTGAATAATCCATGCCTTTTAGTACGTTATTTTCAATTGTTTCAACAGTATCTGAAACTTGCTGCATAAAGCTTTTTTCTGTCAACTCTGATTGCTCAATTTTGTTTATGTTTTGAACTATTGATTGAGCAATAATATCTATGTCGTCTGCATCTTCAATAACAGCTTCCTGACTAGATTTAAGTAAATCAAATATTTTTCTTTTTTTAGACAATTGTATTAACTCTTTGTATACACTATCTGCTGTTGCAGTTCGTACGTACTCTCCAAGTCCAGATAAATACTTTAAAACTTGATTTTTATTTGCTTTAATCCTAGAGCTTATGCTAAAGATTGATATTTCTTCATTTCTTGATTTTAGCTCATTTATAGCCCTTACAATCTTTCTGTTTTTGTCTGAAATAAAGTCATCTTCATTAAGCACAAAAGCTTCTTGCTCATAAATCACATAAAACAAAACAGCTTTTTCTATTTCCTCATTCCACATGGACTCTTCCTTTCTTGATAAGCTCTTCAATCGTTATTTTTTTCTGCATTAGTAAGCCATATTCTTCGTTCGTTAGGCATGATAGGTCAACACTCTTAAACTTGTCCTTATTCTTTTCTTTTTCATTAGTTTCTTTTTCATTAGGCGGAACATATCCGTCTCTTCTAGCCCATGTTTTTAGGGTCAGTAAAAAATCCTTGTACTTTTTTCCTGATTTTTGGATATATTCATCTAAGGACTGTATTCTTTTTTCATAATCACGTGGAAAATATGCTTTTAGTTTCTCGTATTCTTCGTCACTAAACAAAACGTGTTGATATTCTCCATACGCTTTCTTTTTACTTTCTTTTTTTAGTTTCGTTTCTTTTCTTTTATTTAATGTGTTCCTAACTTGCTTACCAACTTGCTTACCATCTTGCGTACTAACTTGCTTACCAATTTGATTACTTTCTTGCTTACTTTTTGCTATAGTAATCATTTTATAGTTAGTTGCTTTTGTGCCATTTACTTTAAAATCTATTAATCCATATTGCTTTAATACATTCCTTGCCTTTAAAACTCCAGAACGTGACATTCCAGTGTTCAATTCAAGCGTAAGATTCGGTACAGTAAACCACTCTATCCAAGTGCATCTATTGTTTATCGCCATTAAGGCATGCCATAAAGCAATTTGCCCTGTAGATAACTGTTTAACTTGCACTAAATCGTAAAACGCGAGAATTTCAGCTAAGTAATTCATTTTTTCCTCCTATAGATTAATCTTTTAATAATTCTTCTATCGCTTGTTCTATTCCTTTTTTATCTGTTTTTATAACTTTTGTCTCTGTATTTGACCTTTCTATTGCATGTGTAACTTCATTCATTATCATTTCAACACTTGCCCCACAATTTAATAATGCTGCTATAAAGCTTTCTAATCCATCTAGTAATAATTTTCCTTTACCTTTACATTGAACTTTATTAGTTTTGCCATCTCCTGTTATATGTATTTCAAATTTATTCTTCATTTTTTTACATAACACCTCACTTTCTATAAATTAATTTTTCTTTATTCCAATTTGCTCCGTAAATACCTTTTAAATAGCTTTCTACTATATCATCATATAATTTAGTATTTAATCCATTATCTTGCTCTCTGTGGCATTCTGAACAACCTGTATAGATATTTTCTGGTATTCCCAATCCTCCAGCACTTCGTGGTATAAAATGACAACATGAGCATTCAATTGGAACATATTTGTGGCAGAATATACATCTGTGATTATCTCTTTTCCAAACAATTTCTTTTACCTTCTTTGGTATCTCTGTTGCTTTTGTTTGTTTATGCTTATGTCCTTTTATATACTTTTGTTTTTCTTTTTTCTTTTTAGACGGTTTAGAAAAAGTAAATAATGTGTAATCTATTGACATTTTTACACCTCTAATGTAGGTATTTCTAACTCACTGCACAATTGAATTGTTATATCTAAAAGCTCTGTCATTTCCTTTGTATTCATTTTTGAGCTACCAAGATATACTTTGTATATGTTGCACTCTTTATTGTTTACAAGCTGTTTTCGTATAAATTTAACCCCTCTAAATGTTTTTCTTAATGCTTCTTCCATTTCTGTTGCTGTTATAATGTATTCAGATTTGGCATCTGCTCTTTCTAATAATGCACAATATACTTCCATATCTTCTTGATTTTGCTGTTTAGCAATTTTATGTATTAATTCCCAAAGTAACTTATTTTGTTGTAAACTTCTTGTCGTTTTCTTTTCTTTTACTTCAAAGAATTTTGTATTATCTTGTTCTAGCAACCAAGTTATAGCTTGTTTTTGTGTTCCTACCATAGTTCTACTTCCTTTAAAATTGTTTTAACAAATATTGTTTTTCAAAATCTGCTAGTTTACCCCCTGTATATTATCCATATTATTCTCTGTCTCCCATATCTGCATTTGCGTCATAATAGATCGGAAGAGCGTCG